CAGTTATGTTGTTTTCTTGGGGCTTGGATTATGACTGCCCTGCTCATAGGTTTTATAGTCGCTGTTTTAATCGCTGGACTAATCATACACGGGAGGCCGTAATGTTAAGAGTACACGTAGATATTCCGAATTTGACTCACACCGTATCAGGGAAGCGTAAGGTATGGTTTACTAATGGTAAGCATCATCCGCAACTATGCAAGCGTCAAGATGAATTAGGCCAGTGGATAACCTACGCTTGCTCTCTCGATCCGGTTATATTTGTTTGGGAAAAGAATACAAAACACAATGATTACAACGGGCATAGCTTTTATGTGAGTCCGAAACACGTAGAAGTGATCTAAGTAAACCTATAAACTAACCAAAAGCCCCTGGGTTGCGCCATTATGAGGCAGTCCAGGTTGATTCTCAAGTAAATGGAGATATATCATGTATAGAATAACTGAATCTGATCTCGAGGGTCTTGTGCGGGATATCAATAAGCTAACCAACAGTCCCCAAGAGCCGTATTCTTGGGGTGAAAACAAGCAGCTGCACCCTAATGGGAACTGCTATCACTTGTCTGCTGCCTATGGTGGAGTATCGCTCCATAGAATGTGCAACGATGGCTCTACCGCTATTCGAGACGTGTTTAGCTGTGGCCATGTCCCTAAAAGAGACTTATATAATCGCATGAGGTCTTTCCTGGTAGGCCTGGAGGCAAAGCAATGACTAAGAAAGATGGAAATGCACAGCAGAGGATCGATGAGATAGTGGTTGAGCTATTGGCTAATGAGCTATCTATCGCTAAAATAGCGAAAGAATTTGGAGTGACTAAGAACTATGTTTATATGGTCAATTCGGGAGAGTGCGGTAGAATGCCTGGATTTAAGTACCCCGTCAGGGAGAAGAAGTACCCACCTAGAGAGCCGCCTACTGACGCCTATGGCGATCCTGTATGAAGTGGAGGCTGCCTCTTACGATTGTACTTGGTGCGGTCCTTCATGGCTCCGCTCTTGGTACGGTTCCACGAGTCACGCTGGGTCAGGTTGCGCTGCCTACGGGAGCGTCTCCTGGCCTTGTCTGTCTCTGATGTCATAGTGTTGTTTCTATACAACAGATGAAAAAGGTTATAGCTGTCTTAATGAGGCCGTTTGTGATACGACCTAAGGGGGCGCGACTAGGTACTGTCCAGCGGTATCTATCAACCTGTTTAACAGGGGAAGGTTCCAGCCCCGATATATCACTTAGCGATAGTTTATTCCCGGCCTCAAAGGTAGCTAGGCAGTCTCCGCTATTTGACCGATGGAGCCACAGAGGGAGGCTCTTAATTTTTAAGTGTCGGACACACTGTCCTTATACCCTAACAAATAAGGCCAAAAATGGCTATTTTACTGGGTTTCTTTAATTTCAGAGGACCTATGGTATACTCATTAACAATCAATAACTTACGCGTCAGTTGTTAGATATTATGAGGACGAACACATGAGAAAAGTTACAACCAGTGTTGACAGCTCGATGAGCGTGATAAGGAATTTGCCCAAATACTTGAAAGCCAGTCACGCCAGGGAAGGTAGTGCCGCTAAAGATTACGCCCTGAATAGGTGTCTTAATCACATCGAGCGTATAAACAAGGTAGGGCGAGGCTTTGACGGCCTTGAAAAGTCGCTTATGATGCGGGAAGCCTGGGATATATATTTTGAACTAGCAAAGTTCGAGTGCGATGAACGTGCAGACTTCAATCCGCACCGCGAGCACCAATTGACAGCGAGGCACGATAGTTTGGACAGCGATATAGTGGCTGATGGTTACGCCGTTGAAGTGGCCTCGCCGGAAGTCTACTCAGGAGGACTGGGTTATCGGCATGTCAATTGGGATTCATCGTACATGATGGCGGCTCCTAAAGGCAAGCAGCTTAACCCCTTTTGGCGTCCTGATGACCCCCGAAACAAAGTTGGGACCAGGGAACACCACGCTATGCTATCGCTCGAAGAATCGGGATATTGGGCTTGTAAACCGAAAGAACCGGATAATGTGTGAAGGTACGAATCGGTAGTGTAGTTGACACCCACACTGGGCGCGTTTACCCTTCGCGGTCAGAGTGCATAAAAGCATTGGGGCGCGATGCAGTCCCTATGTTACGCGATAAACGCTATAAAAGACTGAGGATCATCACCGTGAGCGATAGAAAAAAAGCTATGTTTGAGCAGGGAGAAGAGGCTGTGGTCATGGCAACCATATACCTGGAGGGAGCCTTGAGGGATATTGGCAAAGCCTCTCAAGGGGGATTAGATCACGATAAATTATCCGATATAGCCATGTGGTTGAAGGCTCTCGGAGAAGATTTGGAGATGACGCAGCTAAAGATCAGAGAAGCTGGAGACTTCCTCACCAATGAATTAGACCAGGAGACGTTTCGCAATGAATTCAGAATCGACATCAGAAAGGACATCGAATCTATGGTGCAGCGACTGTGATCGAAAGAGAGCTACGCAACTGCAACCCTACATCCTTTGCGATAGCTGTTATGCAGACCGCTACTCTATGCAACTAGTAGACGGTAAACTGATAAAATTCAAAGAATATTTGAAAGCGCAGCTCATTAAAGATGGACTCTGGTTCAAAGATGGAGAAACTAGGCAGGAATGGCATGGCCGAATGGAAGCTGTTTCACGAGGTGCTCTTCAACGATACTTTGGAAGGGAAAAAGGCAAAGTGGGAATACATAAAAAGCCTGCCGGAGATGGAAAAGGTAGTTCTTGAGGTTGTCAAACATTTTGGGAAACTTGAGGACATAAAGGTCTACCGTGGATAAGAACTGGAAAGCATTTGAGAGACGGGTTGCGCTGCGTACTGGGGGTGAGAGGATACCCGTATCAGATAGGAGGACGCCTCTGGACGTAGCGCACCCTTACCTCGGCATCGAGTGTAAGTATCGAAAGAAACTATCGAAGTTTATTAAAGACTCGATGCAGCAAGCTATAGAAGGATCAGAAGATAAGATACCCACCGTTGTACTGGGTGAGTATCGAAGTTCAGACATGTTGGCAGTGGTGAGGCTTGAGGACTTGCTCAACCTCCTGGCTGCTGCCGTTAGGGAGCCTGACCCCCTCATTGTGGTTGGGAAAGACGGAGAGAATATATGAGGCATATGATGATACGAAGCAATCCACTCTCACTGATAGATGAGTTACTACAGCCTTACAAGTACGGCCCTCGAATGTATGATAACGATGTTGGAACCGAAGATGACCCAAGCATTATTGTTCGTAGTGAGATGGTTCAAAAGAGGTACAAGGCTTGGCGTGATCCTGACGGTTCCTACCATGAAGTTCTTATAGAAGATGGCGCGACGTTACCTACAGCCCCAGAAGGGACGGACTGATGGCCTTATATGAGGACTACATCGCCGTCTCTCGGTATGCCAGGTATTTGCCTGAGCATCAGAGGAGAGAAACGTGGGGTGAGACAGTTGATCGCTACGTTAATTACTTTAGCGAGAAGTTTGATTTACCCTCTATGCTCTCCTCAGAGCTGGAGGTAGCCATTAAAGATAAACACGTTATGCCCTCTATGCGTTGCCTGATGACCGCAGGAGAAGCATTAACGCGGGATAATATTTGTGGTTATAACTGCGCTTATATAGCAGTAGATCATATACGAGTGTTCGGGGAATCACTCTACATTCAGATGAATGGAACGGGGCTGGGGTTTAGCGTGGAACGTCAGTACATTTCTAAGCTGCCAGAAGTTGCAGAGGAGTTTCACCCCACTGATACGACGATTGTAGTGCGTGATAGCAAGCTGGGGTGGGCAACTGCCCTAGATGAGTACGTGAGGCTGCTATACAGCGGGAAGATTCCACAAATCGACACCTCAAGAGTTCGTGGGGCAGGTGCCCCTCTTAAAACTTTTGGGGGAAGGGCGTCAGGTCCGTGGCCTTATGAGCGCATGTTAATTAACGTCGCTAATGTGTTCAAAGGGGCTAGAGGAAGAAAACTCTCATCCATAGAAGTACATGATATCATGTGCCATATAGGTGAATGTGTTGTAGTCGGAGGGGTTCGTCGAACTTCTCTAATCAGTTTGTCCAACCATTCAGACGAGAGGATGCGCCATGCCAAAATGGGTAACTGGTTCGCAGAGAACCCACAGAGAAGTCTCTCAAATAATTCTATCTGCTATACCGAAAAGCCGGACATGGGTGCTTTCATGCGTGAATGGCTTGCTATTTACGAGAGTAGGTCAGGAGAGCGTGGTATCTTCAACAGGGAGGCGTGTAGAAATATGCTCCCCTCAAGGAGAGATCCAGACTATGAGTTTGGATGCAACCCATGTTCAGAAATCGTCCTACGCGGCCATACCAAAACAGGCGCGGGAGGAGGACAGTTCTGCAACTTAACAGAGGTAGTCGCCAAGCCTTCTGACAGTATGGAAACTCTAGCGGATAAGGTGAGGTTAGCTACAATCATGGGAACCATGCAATCGTGCCTCACAGACTTCAAATTCCTCCGTAAAGGATGGAAGCAAAACTGCGATGAAGAGCGATTGCTAGGGGTTTCTATCACAGGAATCTATGATTGCCCTGCCCTTATAAAAAGTAAGCCAGAGGAACTTCAAAAGCTGAAGCAGGAAGCTATCAATACGAATGTCAAGTGGGCGAAGATTCTAAATATAAACCCATCTACTGCCATAACTTGTATAAAGCCCAGTGGTACGGTGAGTCAGCTTTGCAATTCTGGGAGTGGTATACACCCCAAATGGTCCCAGCATTACACGAGAAGAGTTAGGAACGACAAGAAAGACCCACTCTCTAATGCAATGATCGAGGCGGGTATTCCTTGCGAGGAGGATAAGCATAACTCGGAGGCTTGGGTATTCTCATTCCCCATGAAGTCTCCAACTAAATCTTTAACCAGGCATGATGTGAACCCGATAAGTCAACTAGAGCTATGGAAACACTTTGCCATTAACTGGTGCGAACACAAGCCTAGCATGACCTGTTATGTGCCAGAGGATTCATGGGTCTCAGTAGCTTCCTGGATATGGGACAACTGGGACATTGTGAATGGCATTTCTTTCTTGCCGTCATCAGACGAAGGCCATATCTATGAGCAGGCTCCGTATGAGGACATCACTTACGATCAGTATAAGGAGATGAAGAAGGCCATGCCAACCGATATAGACTGGAAGAGTATTATTGAGGTAATAGACACGACAACGGCCAGCCAGGAATTAGCCTGCACTGGTGACAGTTGCGAAATCTAGGGGTCAAGACATGGAAACAAAGAAATGTGACGGCATCTATGGGCATCACTACTGCGTAGAGGTAGGAGGCTATGAAAGCAATTTTCTCCCGCTGCATGAGTTTGCCAAGGACGCTAGTCGGCGGGATGGCTTACAGCACATGTGCAGGTGGTGTAAGCGCGAGAACGGTAAGCGCAGAGACTATGCTAGGCAACAGAAGATTACATCTCTAGCTATGGGGAGGGCCGGTGGAAGAAAAGCTTTTTACGCATTACCTAGTGATGAGCGCCTGCAACTACGGGCTGGGGCCACCAAAGAGGTTGACGCCTCTGAACCAAGAAAGGTTAGTAAGCTAAACCTTGAGGAATCTTTACCGAAAATTTACAAGAAGATAAATAGGCAGCCTCCTAAACAGCAGAAGTTAGACTATCCACCAGAGGGGTATGTCTATATCTTTAGGAGTAGATGGCATCCTGAGAATGTCTACAAGATAGGATCAACAGACAACCTTAAAGGTAGACGTTCTGCCGCTAGAACTTGGGGTCCCTACAAATGCGAATACTATCTTGAGGTTGCGGATTGCAAGAAAGTTGAAGCAGATGTACATGAACGATTAAGTGATTACAGAATCGCGGCTGATGATCTTGGGGAGGAGCATTTCAAGGTGGATCTAACGGTTGCAATTAAGACTATAGAATTGGCAAAGTCGCATGACTCTTTAAGTAGAATTTTAGACTCTTCGTTAGCTGCTTGAAGTCAAGAAAGTATTTGGAGTGGGTGGCAGGACTGCCCTGTATACACTGCGGGGCAGAATCTCAGGCACATCACCTGAGAGTGGGAGCGTTGGGGGCAGGCATGGGGAGGAAGGCTTCAGATTTTTTCACCCTCCCTGTCTGCTTCCAATGCCACGCCCACTGCCATGATGGTACATTTGATAAAGAAACGCAGATGAGATGGTGTCTTCAGACTATAGGAAATGCCTTAATGGAGGGGGTTATAGTATATGATAAGCGAAGAAAGGCTTGAAAAAGCAATGGTTTACCTAGCTCATACCGATGAAGAAGCAGCTAAGGCCAAAGCCCTGGTTAAGAAATTAGAGAAGATGGAGAGAATCATCAGGGGTGAGGCTTTCTTGAGATCCTCTGGAACCGTAGCCGAAAGGGAAGCTAAGGCTGTAACATCTGAGCAGTATAGGGAACACGTATCTTATGCGGAAAACTGCTGGGCTGATGCTGAGTTATTAGACAATAAGCGCCACACTGAGGAAGTCATAGTGGACATATGGCGTACTATTGTGGTAGAAATATTGGTGA